ATTGTCTACTTTAAATAGTTTAGTAGCACCACCAGCAAAGATAAATACGTCATTGTCTAGTTTAGCAGCAAAGCAATTATTCAAGTCTTCTGAAGCTGCACCTGAAAATGTTACTGCTGACTTAAACGGACCATATCCTACAGCTAAAGGAATAACGTTATTAGCTTCTGATACTGTATCTAATATACTTGGTTGGTCAGGTAACCAATCTTTAAAAGCTATGCGTTGTGTTGGCATATTAAGCCTTCATAATAAATGCAAGTGCGTAGTATGGTGGCAAGTTTTGATTTGTGCCACTTGAACCAGCAGAGGCATTTGTTGTAGCAACTGTAATTCCTGTTGTTGCTGTATTTGTAGGATTTGGGTCTCTTCCTGTGCCAAATCCTGTAGAAGCCATAACTGGTGCTCCGCCATTATCTGAACCAGCTTGAGCAGAGCCATAATTTGTTAGTGCATGTGCGTGACCAGCGTCTGTAACTGTTGAAGTTGCAGTATGCGTATGGCTTACAGTAATAGCATCTTTAGTACCACCAGTTTGTGTATCAGCACCTGTAACTGTTGTATAAGCTACACCAGTAGTATCTTGAAATGCACCAATAATAAATTTATTGCGTAAATCAGGAGTGCTATTAGAACCATTACATAAATACCATCCGCTAGGAATAGTTGCAATTGTTCCTGACCACATAATGATACCACCACTAGGAAAACCACTTCCCCATGTAGGTGTATTACTTCCGCCTGCTGATAACAATACTTGACCAGAAGCACCTGCTGTTCCGTCTAGTCTAAACGCACCTGTAATGTCAACTGTGCCTGAAGAAACTAATGTCCCTGCTACTGTAAATGGGTCACCACTAGAACCTGTTTGTTGGTCTTTTAGTAATGCCATTAAGCTACGAACAGCGTTGTTTAAATTAGCTGGTGAACAACCTTCAGCAATATTGATATTGGTTATATCTGTATTATCTGCTGCTGTTGTACTAAATTCTGAAATTTTGGTTTTTGCCATCTTTTATCCTTGTCTTAACCATATATCGTTACCTGGAGAAATATCAGTCCAAGTTTCTGTTCCTGCTGTAACTGTTGTCCATGTATCTGAAGAAGCTGATATTGCAGACCATGTTTCTGAACCTGCTGATACTGGTGTCCATGTTTCTGCACCTGGAGTAACAGGTATCCATCCTTCGCCTTGTATTGTGCCTTTAGCAGTAACTGTGCCTACACCTTCTACATAAGCATATCCTGCTAATATAGCATTAGGACTTACTGTAACTATAGCAAACCCATTTACTTGTGCAAAACCTGATACTACATAACCACCTAATGCTGTGACTGTTGCAGTTCCTGTAATAGATGCACTATCAAATGTAAGTCTGTTAGCGTTTGCTGTAACTGTACCTGTTGCTGTAATACTTGCTGCATTTGTTCTTGTTCTTTGTGCAGATGCTGTAACTGTAGCATTAGCTGTAATAACACCGTTAGCAGAGAATATGCTATTAGCGTTTGCTGTAACAGTAGCATTACCTGTGATAGAACCAATGCCAAACTGTATTCTATTACCATTGGCTGTGACAGTAGCATTAGCAGAAATACTACCACTACCGAATAATGTCGTATTAGCACTAGCACTTACTGTGGCAGTACAGTTTACATCTGCTGTAGCGTAGATAAATGAGAAGCCATCTACAGTTAATATTGCATTACATGAAATACTTGCAATACCTGTGCGTTCTCTAATAGCACTTGCTGATACTGTACCTGTGCAGTTTACTACTGCATTACCAAATAGTAATCTATTTCCACTAGCTGTTACAGTTGCATTGCCTGTAATAGCAGCACTAAATGGTAGTATTCTAAAACCTAATGCTGTGACTGTAGCTGTTGCATTTACACTAGCTGAAGCTAGTAGTGTTTGTCCGCCTGCTAACGAGCTAAAAGGAGCTTGGGAAAAGCTAGCTATGCCAAACATTTATTGCTCCTTATTCGTCTGCAGGTTCTGGCGTATTGCCTTGTTTAATCCAATCTTGAAACGCTGGGTAATCTTCTGTGCAAGTTAGTCTACATAATCCGTCATCATCTATACGAGCATAAATAATTTTACCATCTTCATTTATATAGTGTATTTTATAAATCATAGTTCAGCACTCCATGCAAGATACGCAGAAGAATTTACAGAGCGTCCAATTGCCGCATTACCAACCGTCAAGCCTGAAGCAACGGTGAAACGTACCTGCGAGGTTGTTGTTGTAGCACTGCTTATTAATGTTGGGACTGCAGAACATACTGTGTCTGTTATCCCAGTTCTAATACGGTAGTCGCCAGCAGTTCCAGTTTGTTCTAAAGCAGTAGGGTTAGTCCGCATGGATACTGGGAACGGGACAATAATGTCGGCAATCGTAGTTGTTGTGACAGACCCCATGCTGAAAGGAGAGTCAGTTACAGTTGCTTGTATCTTATAATAATACCTCTGACAATTAGCCAATTCCTGACCATAAAGTCTGCGTTCAAACGGTGTTGCTGTTGTGTTTTGTTCTAGTTGGACACCTGTGATGTAGAAGGTAGCTCCGTTAGTGCCTACTACTGATGTTGCACCTGTGGCTGAAAATAAACCACTCCCCGCCCATGCACCAGCAGTTCCACTATAAGTAGAACCAACTCCTAAACCAAAAACTATTCGCAACCCAATTCCGTTGTTTGTAAGCCAAGTTCCTGTTGTATCGCCAGCGATAGTGATTGTTTTGTATTCCCAAGTGTTTGCGGAAGAAATTGTAAATGTAAACGGATAACTTCTGTTTTGAGCAGAGTTTTGCAATACACCGCCAAATGTTCCTGTTAATGAAGAACGCACCCAAAATGATAAAGTTACTGTTTTAGCATTAGCTGTTCCCCAATCTAAATCGGCAACATTAAATCCTTCAATGCTTTGTTGAAGAACAAATAAATCTCCAGCTACTAACGAATATGCAGAAGATGAAGTTACGCCTAGGTAGTTTGTAAAACCATTAGGTGGTGTTACAGAGCCAGCGTTTTGTTGTGTTGTAAACTTTGATGCTTGGGTTGGATAAAAATTCCATCTATCTAATGTGTATGTTGTTGCAGAAACAGGAGGAGTTACACTAGCACCAGCATTTCTCTGGTCCACAACCATTGCACCATTTATAATACGGTTACGCAATACTAAAGGAGAGGCTGCTGCTGTTTGTAAACTACCATCAGGAAACGTAATGCCAGACGTTCCACTTATCGATACAGTCATACAGAAAACTCCCATTTATAATTTTTACAAAATTTATTCATCTCACACCATTCTTTAATACTATGTCTATCTGACTTTATAAACTTACCTGCTTCAGTTAGTGAAACAAATGTTAATTTATTACCGTCTTTATCAGTTGCTATTACGCCTTTAGATGGCTTACCACCACCTTCAGGTCTTTTTCTACCTTTATGAGCTAAACTAGCACCTATATTCTTTTTACCAAGCATTGGACTTGGTTTACCATACATTGGATTGTCAGCACCACGTTTATACTTACCGTAAGGTCGTTTAGAGCCTTTATCTGGATGAGTTTTTCCCCACATATGATGATTTTCACCACCACTAGCACCTTCACCACCTAATGTTAGATTTGTTAATTTAATTCCTAATCTTTTTAACTGGTCTATTCTTTCTTCTTCAGCAAGATAAGCTAATTCTTCATCTACATCTTTTATTACAAATCTGACTGTATATCCTGTCTTATTTACTATATTTTTCCAATATTCGTTTCTATCGTTTACCCTGTAGGCACGTTCTTTTTTACCCTTGCCTACATAAAATATGGCATTGGTATCATTACGGATGTGTTCATATACATAAAACATAGTTACATTATACTATGCTAACAGGCATTATACTGCTCCTAATTGTTCGTCTGTAGGTCTAGGTAGTGTGTGTTCCCATTTAGCTATGTAATCACCTTTACCGTCACTATCGTTTTGTAAAAGGATTGTGCCAGTCATGGGGTTAAAGTCTGTATCTGTAAGTTCAGGGTATATAGTTTTAATTTTATCGTATAACATTATGCACTCCTCACTAAAGCACCTTGAAAATTAGCATACCCACTAGAAGTTGCACCCATAGTTGCTGAACCACCTGTGCTTTGATATGTAAATGCTTCTACATAATCTGTTGAACCATTCATGTATAAAATACCACTTGTAGATACAGCTATTCCACTTGCATTATTTCCTACAGCAGAATTTAAACCAGTATTGTTATAATCAGTATTTTTTGCAATATAAATATATGTAATACCAATAGCAGAAGCTGCTGTTGCTATTCTTGCACTAAATTGATAATACCCAGCTACAGTCGGAGTAAATCTATATGTAGCTGTATTGTAATTAGAGTTTGTATCAAATCCATAGGTAGTTATTGTATTAAATGCTATTTTAGTAACTGTTGTATTGGAAATAGATTGTGTAGCACTCATATAAGCACTAAACGCTGGACCATTTACCATTACAGTCCCACTTGTAGTAGGCAATGTTAGCGTAGTTGTGCCTGATACTGCTGGAGAGGATAATGTAACGCTACCAGATGTAGAACCGTTAAGTATAAGGTTAGCCATTATTTATCCTATCATTAAAATACAAGGAACGCAGTATGAGCCATCTTCATACGTTGCACTCACATAGTTAGAAGTTACTTTTGCGATAGTTGATGAACGACAAATGTCATCTGCTTGTGGTTTGGCTGTGCCATCACCTGCTGACTCTAATAAGTCACCATTTTGAACTGTAATACCTTGTGCTATACGAATAACAAAGTCACCAGACTGTGCTACATAAAAGTCGTATGGGTTAGTTTCGTCATCTTCATCATATCTATCAAATACACCAGCTATTGCTTTAGATGAAGGTGTGGTAGATACAATAGTCTTTGTAGCTTGTTCGTTAGGTAATGGTTCACCATCTTTTTCCCAAACACACATAGCATTTACTGACTCTAATACTGTACCACGATATACCTTTACTTTTGTTGTTTCGTTATCAAACTGTGACCAACGAGATAAGTGACCACCATTGTATGATACTGTTGTGCCAGATACTGAAATAGTTCCTTCTTCAGTACTATCTTGTCTAAATGAGATTAAAGTGCCATCATTACTTAATCTATTAGCAACATAACATAAATCTCCAGTTCTAGTAGCTACAACTGCACCAGCAGCTTCAAGATTAATACCAACAACACCACTATTAGTGGTAGTTTTTGCTACCAACACATTACCACTAGAGTCTATATTAACTGCACCAATTGCGTCAGTTTGGTTTCGGATAGACAACATTCCTGCGGTTTGAATTCCAGCACCAATTCTCCATGTTTTAGTGCCATCATTAAAAGAGGCATAAATACTTCCACCAGCCGCATTAAATTCTGCCGTCTTGCTAGAAATTGTTGAGCCAACAGAACCTTGCACATCTAATTTATAAGCAGGACTCGTAGTACCAATCCCTACATTTTGTGCTGTGCTTATAGTAACTGCTGTTGTACCGCTATTAGTAGCTAATTGTAATGAGCCACTATTGTCAGGCTGTATAACTACACCATTGGTTGTAGTTGCATTTATAATTGTACTCATACTATCACCCATCTTGACGTAGAAGGAACTGTAACTGTTACACCACCAGAGAGAGTAATGTCCCCAGCTTCTACAGAGTTATATCCTGTAGGGAATGTGTAAGATGTACCTATCGTTCCGTTATTAACATTAAGTCCGTTAGATGCTGCAAACTGTGGAGCATAAGCATCACCATTAGCATCTTGGTAAACAGCTTCTTCAGCAGGATAAGTTACAAATACATTCTTTGTTCCTGCACTAAAGTTTACTGCTGTGCCACCGTTGCTAGACTCTAATATAGTATTACGAGCTAAAGTAGTGCCTGAAGATGTGTATGTACCTAGACCTACTTCCCATTCTGTACCACCTACGATAGCGTAGTAAGTAGTATTAGCATTACCGATAACAGAAAATGACTGAAAGCCAGATACTGCACCAGCAAGCGTAAACGTACCTGTTCCTGTGGTAGTAGAAGTCTCTTGGACTCTATCCTTGACGACTAACGCCATGAGTTATCCTTAAGCTAAAGTAACTGAAAGGTTACCTGTTGAAATCTTAAAGATGTCACCAGTATCAATTGTTTTTGCTGTATCTAAAGGTGTATGGTAA